TTATGAACACCGCCACCAACCTGGTTAACATCATCGATGATCTTAAGACTCAGGGAGTAACACCTAAGGTCACTAAACTTAAGAGTGCTGTAAAGAAGAATCGTCGCAGTGTTTGGCAGCGTCAATCTCAACATGGTGCAGGTCGTGCTATGGGTGCTGTGAATAACTCTAGCGAAGGTGCAACTGGAGCAACCACATGTGGCGGTGGTGCTGGTATGAATCTCAACAAGGTTTATGGCATTGGTGCATCTAAAGTCGCAAACCTTTCTGAGGTTCAGCGTCGTTATGTGGCACAGATTAAAGCAGATCGTAAGGCAGCAGCATTGGACCGTCGTTGATACTTAGAGGGGGCACGGTGGTTGACACTTTGTCCCCCTTTATGCTATTATGGCAGTATTCGTGTTCGGCAGTTATTGTGCCCTTATGTGTTAACGGGCGGGGCGCGTAACGGGGGCGTTATAAAAATCGCATAAGTCCCTAACCTACAGAGGTGACAAAACGCGAGCTCTATATCACTTTCATAAAAAAAATTCCGGCAGATATAAAAACGCCTATAAGGTTCGCTATATAAGAAAAAAATTTCCCATATAAAAAATCTATGAAAAAGGAAAAGGTATATCACATCTATGCAAAGGAAGAATGTATATACAATAATCTTTCAGAAAGTCAATTCAACCAGACCTGGGAGACCTTACGTGGAATGGTTGGACTTATGAAGACTGATTATACGGAAGAGGATATTAGTTACGAGGTATGTGAGGTAAACCGAATATCTGCGACTGATGCTTCGCATTGACAACGGATAGATAACACAGTATAATTGAATTGAGTTATTCAGACTTATGGCAAAAGGATTTACAGTTAAAGCAGCAGCACCAAAGAAGAAAGCAGAAGAGTGGGATATTGCTGCAATTAAGGAAAGGATGCGAGGAAAGCAGATTGTGTTCTGTTTACCTGGACGTGGATGTTCTTTTACGTTTCTGAAGAACTTTGTACAACTGTGCTTTGATATGGTACAGAATGGTATGGGTATTCAGATTAGTCAAGATTATTCGTCTATGGTTAACTTTGCACGTTGTAAGGTACTTGGAGCGAATGTATTGCGTGGACCGAATCAAGTACCTTGGGATGGTAAGTTAACTTATGATTATCAATTGTGGATTGATAGTGATATTGTCTTTGATACAAATAAGTTTTGGCAATTATGTGATATGGCATTTCCTGCTGAAGGAGAGGAGAAGGAAATTGTTGCAGGGTGGTATGCAACTGAAGATGGACATACGACAAGTGTTGCACACTGGTTAGAGGAGGATGATTTCCGTAAGAATGGTGGAGTAATGAACCACGAGACAGTGGAATCGATCAGTAAGCGGCGTAAGCCTTTCACTGTAGATTACACAGGTTTTGGATGGGTGCTCATTAAGAAGGGAGTCTTTGAGAATCTTGAGTATCCTTGGTTTGCACCGAAGATGCAAGTTTTTGAATCTGGTGCAGTACAAGATATGTGTGGAGAGGATGTCTCCTTCTGTCTTGATGCAATTGAAAAGGGATTCAAGATTTGGTGCGATCCTCGGATTCGTGTTGGACACGAAAAGACTCGTGTGATTTGATATGTATAATATCTTATGTAACGGACGTAAGATACATGAGAATCTCAGTGCTGAAGAATGTACTGAGATTCTTGACGATTATGCTCAGAAGTATTATGATAATACTGATGGTAGCATCAAACCCGACCAATATAAAATTGAGGTAATTGAAGATGGCAATGATGAAGCAGGGTAATTATATCCCCGGGAAACCTAAGAAGACGCGGCAGGGTAATTCGCAGAATACTCTACTTGCAGCAACGAGTCGTAATAAGAAAAAGAAGCGTTATCGTGGGCAGGGTAAATAAACATAGCGAAAACAATTATGAATGGCTTGTTTAATTACGAACTTACCATCAGTTGAAGTCTGGGTAAGAAAAGAATATCTCACGGATCATCAAAGTGGTCATGGTGAATTTGTAAAGGGCGTTTGGGTATCGTGTAAATCGATGCCTGGACGTGCTTTTTATTTTGAGACATATTTACCAGAATATGCTGCAATGTATGATAAATTACCGATTAGTGCATTTGTAGCGGATCCTGAGACCCCAAGTCCTGATATGAATCTACCAAATCTACAGTTTTGGAATTGTATGGACTATGGTGTAGTCAGTATTGATAAGAAATTCATTGGTAGTATGGACTTTGAGGTCTATACAAGAGACTATGGTAATATGAAAGGTACATATGTATGTACAATTGACAATTATCATCATGATCCAGACTATGTTGACTATGCAACAAGTGAAAATCCTGCTGAACATAAGTCACATAACCTAATTGAACTCGAAAATGGTCAATATGCACTCTATCCAAACAATAGAATGCGTATCTATGACAACAGTTTGACTCCTGTTGAACCAAAAATGCCGGATTTTAAGGTCTCAACACAATATTATCAGGTTGAAAACGGTTTTGAGCGTCTTGGAATGGGTCGTGAGGACGAATATTTCTGGAAAACATCAAAAGAACGCCAAAAATTAGAGGAAAACACTGCTGAGGAGCAAGATGGGCAACGCTAAAGTTGACAGAAACGAAGATTTTATGAAAAATGAGCACGGAACTGAAGGATTAATCACTGATTATGATAATGTCTACGATAGATGGATACAGAAGAAAGAAAAAGAGTTAAAAGAGGTTGATTTTGAAGAAATTGATGACAAAACTTTCCTAAAAGACTAATAAATAAATATATGTTTATTGAATTACCATGCCTGTCGAAAGGGTAAGTAAAGGTTTTAGGGATATTGGGAGTGCTTTTCAGGTAAGTCCACTGTCTAATGATCTTCTTGCAATCAAAAATGAGACTGCAATTGCAAGATCAGTTAGAAATCTTGTATTTACTCTTCCAGGTGAAAGGTTTTTTAACGAAGACCTTGGTTCTAGGATATCAAGATCACTTTTTGAGAACATTGATGGTATCTCTGCATCTTTAATTGAAGATGAAATCAGAAATACTATTGATAATTTTGAGCCAAGAGTTGAATTGATTGATGTAGTCGTTGCTCCCAACTATGAGAACAACGAGTTTAATGTGACGATTAGTTATAATATTGTTGGTGTTGATGCCTTACAACAACAATTATCATTCGCATTACAACAGACACGATAATGCCGTTAGTCAATTTCACAAATCTGGATTTTGATCAGATAAAAACATCTATTAAGAGTTATCTTCGATCAAACTCAAACTTTACTGACTATGATTTTGAAGGGTCTAACCTTTCAACAATAGTTGATGTATTGGCGTATAATACATATATTTCCTCATACAATGCTAACATGGTTAGTAATGAGGTTTTTGTTGATAGTGCAACGTTAAGAGAGAACGTTGTTTCTTTAGCACGTAACATTGGATACGTTCCTAGGTCAAGAACAGCAGCACGATCTTCAATTACGTTCTCTGTTGATACTACAGACTTCACCACCAACCCAACTGCAATCACCCTTAAGAAGGGCGTAGTTGCCTCTACAAGCGCGTTTGGAGGAGATAGTTATACATTTGCCATACCAGAGGACATTACGGTTCCTGTCATCGATGGAGTGGCAACTTTTGATAGTATTGATATTTTTGAGGGAGAATTTTTAGTTGATAATTTTACAGTAGAAGCAGAAAATCCTGCACCTCCACAAAAATATATTTTAAGTAACTCACATATTGATACTTCTACATTAAGAGTTTTAGTTAGAGACACTGAGTCAAGTACAACTAGTAGAAACTTTTTATTATCAGACAGTCTCTTTGATGTCACTGGAGATTCGAGAATTTATTTCATTCAAGAAATTGAAGATCAGAGATATGAATTAATTTTTGGTGATGGTATTTTTGGTGAAAAATTAGAGGAGTTAAGTTTCATCGAAGTTTCATACATCAGAACCTCTGGTGAAGAAGCAAACGGATTATCGGACTTTAGTTTTAGTGGAATACTTGTAGACAATAACAATGTTTCTGTTGCGGATGGTATTTCATTAATTACTACAATTACTGCGTCAGAGAGTGGAAAGGAAATTGAGTCTATAGATTCTGTTAAGAACTATGCGACTAAAATTTATGCGTCTCAAAATAGAGCAGTCACTGCTGCAGATTATGAAGCATTGATTCCAAAGATTTATCCAGAAACACAATCTGTTTCTGTATTTGGCGGAGAAACGTTATCTCCTCCACAATTTGGAAAAGTTTTTATTACTATCAAACCATTCTTTGGACCATTTGTGCCAAATTCAATCAAAGACAATTTAAAAAATCTTTTAAGAAGATATAGTGTTGCTGGTATTGTTCCAGAAATATTAGATCTCAAGTATCTGTATATTGAGACCGATTCAACTGTTTATTATAATGAAAATTTAGCACCAGGAGCAGACTTTGTGAAGTCTCTGGTGTCTACTAATATTGACAACTATTCTAACTCTACTGAGTTGAATAAGTATGGCGCAAGATTCAAGTATAGTAGATTCCAAAATATTATTGACAATAGTCATGAATCTATTACTTCTAATATCACAAAAGTGCAGATTAGAAGAGATATGAAGGCAAAATTAAGTCAGTTAGCAAATTACGAAATCTGCTTTGGAAATGAGTTCTATATAAAGAGACTTGACGGATATAATATTAAAAGTTCTGGATTTAGAGTATTTGGAGTTGATGATGTTGTATATCTTGGCGATGTTCCAAATCAAGACCAAGTGACTGGAGAAATTTTCTTATTTAAACTTAATTCTCCAACTCAACCAGGAATCGTAAGAAGGTCTGTAGGGACGATTAATTATCAAAAGGGTGAAATATTATTAGATAATATTAATATTGTTTCTACTTCTAAAACAGTTCAGAGACAACCAATTATCGAAATCTCGGCTTGTCCAAAATCTAATGATGTGATCGGATTGCAAGACTTGTATCTCCAATTGAACACTAACAATAGTGTGTTAAATATGTTAAGCGATGAAGTTGCTTCTGGTGCGGATCCATCAGGAACTACGTATATAACGACCTCAAGCTACACAAACGGAAACTTAGTACGTTCATAAAAAATGTTAGAAAGCAGAATCAAGATTAGCAGTATTGTTGCAAACCAACTTCCAGAGTTTGTGCGAGAGGAATTTCCTCTTGTCGGAGAGTTTTTATCGCAATACTACCTTTCATTAGAGGGACAAGGTTCTACTTTAGATATTTTACAAAATATTGATCAATACGTAAAGGTTGATAATTTAGCAAATCTGGTTGATTCTACAGAATTAACTGCTGATGTAGAATTTATTGATGATACTATCACTGTTAAATCAACCTATGGATTTCCAAAATCCTATGGATTGATTAAAATTGGTTCTGAAATTATTACATATACTGGAATCACGTCTACTACCTTTACTGGTTGTATTCGAGGATTTAGTGGAGTTACTTCGTATCAAGGTTCAAACACTCCAGATGAATTGGTATTTGAAGATACTGATATTTCTGAGCACAAATCTGGGAGCACTGTAACTAATTTAAGTATTCTTTTCTTAAAGCAATTCTTAAGAAAAGTCAAAAATCAAATTACACCTGGTTTTGAAGACCGTAAGTTGTATCCTGGTTTAGACGAAAGAATTTTTCTAAAGCAATCTAAGGATTTTTATACTTCTAAAGGAACTGATCAATCTTTTGAAATACTATTTCGTGCTCTCTATGGTGAAGATGTAGAAGTCATCAAACCAAGAGACTATCTGTTTATTCCTTCAAGTGCTGAATTCCGAGTATCTAAAGATTTAGTCGTAGAAGTATTAGAAGGTGATCCAAACGATTTAGAAAATAGAACCCTTTTCCAAGATGAAACCGATGTATATCCTGGTGGAAGTGGATCTATTAACAAAGTTGAAAAGATTGTAAGAGATGGTAAAGTATATTATATTTTAAGTTTAGATTTTGATTATGATAAGGATATTGATGTAAGTGGATCAATTTTTGGCACTTTTTCAATTCATGCAAACACAAAAGTAATTACACCTGTTTCTGTAGGCGATACTGTAATTGATGTAGACTCAACAGTAGGATTTCCAAATTCAGGAACTTTAATTGCAAGTTACTCTGATGGTTCATCTATAGAGATTGTATATAAGTCAAAATCATTGACTCAGTTTTATGAGTGTAGTGGAGTAAGCAGAAGTATTGAATCTGCACAGAATTTGAGAGTAGATGCGTTTGCATATGCATTAACAGATCCAAATGATATTAACTCTAAAATTAAAGTTAGAGTCACTGGTGTTATTTCTGATTTAAATTTATACGAATATTCTCGTTATTATGAACCAGGAGATGTTGTTACGAATAAAAACTTAGGTATTTCCTTAGACTCTACATTTGGAAATAGTTGGTTTTTTAACGTCGCTACAAAATATAAGATAAAAACAATAGAAATTATAGACAGTATAAACTTTACTTATAAAATAACCACTATTGATGAGCATGGTTTTTCTATTGGAAACTTTGCAAAGTTAATTTTTAATACTGGAGTTACCATAGAAACTAATATTGTTTCTATTTTGAACAGAAATAGTTTTATAATTGGCGGACAAGGACAACTTCAGTTAGCAGGTCTTGAGAGTATACAAAGAAAAATATCTAGATCAGATTCTACAGCATATCCAAGTTCTAGCATTTACTCTACAAATGTTCAAAATGTTTATGCTGACCGAGAGTCGATTCATATTGCATCTTCTTCGATTCCAAGTTATCTCAATGAACCACTTGATACGACTGACAGATCTATAAAGTTTTCTGGAACATTTGATGGTTTGGATATTATTTCTCCAAATCATGGATTTGAAACTGGAGATGCAGTAACTTACATTCCTGAAAGTTCAACCAATACTCTTAATATTGACGAAGCACCATATTTTATTAAAAGAATCGACATTAATACTATTAGATTATCTAATAGTAGATCAAATATTAGTAATGGAGTGTTTATAACTCTCAAAGGAACTGTAACTAATAGTGTTTTAAGATACACTGATTTTGTTAATCAAGAGTTAGATAGTCAAAAAATTATTAGAAAACTTGTAGACCCAGTAACTGATAGTAAAATTCACACTACGGATCCTGGAACTACAGGAATTTTGGTGAATGGTGTTGAAATTTTAAATTATAAGTCTAATGATTCTATTTTCTATGGATCTATTCAAGATGTTGAAGTTGTATCTAAAGGAGAAGATTATGATGTTATCAATCCTCCAATTTTACAAACAAACGATTCAGTAGGAGCAGGTTTCTCTGCTTTCTGCGGGATTGAAGGTTCTTTGGATAGAATCGATGTTTTGGATTCTGGATTTGATTATGTAACAATTCCAACAATTAGAATTACTGGTGGTAGTGGAAAAGGTGCAGTTGCACAACCAATCCTCAAATCAATTTCTCATTCTGTAAGTTTTAATTCAATTCAAGATGCTGGATTGGTTGACTTAACTAATAATACGATCTCGTTCTCTGAATTTCATAAGTTCAGAGATGGAGAACTGGTTATTTACAAAACTGACGGACAAACTGCAGTAGGTGGTCTGTCTACGGATTCTCAATATTTTGCATCTGTTCAGGATGGATATAAAGTTAAACTTCATAAAACATATGATGATGCTATTTCTGCATCAAATGCAATTGATCTTACTGGATTTGGTGCAGGAAATCATAGCCTTAGGTGTGCAAATTCAAAGAATATAGTTTCTTCTATTTCTATAGTAAATTCTGGTAGTGGATATAAAAATAGAAGAACTACAACAACTTCCACAGGTATTAGCACGTCATTAAATACAATCACATTAAAATCTCATGGATATGAGAGTGGTGAAATAATTAAGTACACTTCAGGAACTACTGCAATTGGTGGTCTCTCTGAAGGATCTTATTATGTAACTAAGATTGATGTAGATAATATTAAACTTTCACAAGTTGGAGTAGGTTCAACATCCCCTGATTTTTATTATACAAACGCAGAATATGTAAACTTAATTTCTGCTGGTTCTGGAACACAAACTTTTAATTATCTGCCAATTACCGTAGAAATAAAAGGTGAAATTGGAGTATCTACTCTTACAGGACAAAATTTCAACGCACAACTTCAACCTATTTTTAGAGGAGAAATTGAGTCGGTATTTGTTGAAGATGGTGGAGTTGGATACGGTTCTTCAGAAATTCTAAATTACAACAAACAACCATCACACACTTTAACTAGTGGTTCTAGTGCTCAACTCAAACCAATCGTTGCTGATGGAAAAATCACACAGGTTTTAATTCTTAATTCTGGCACTGGATACAATTCTCCTCCAACATTAAAAGTAAGTGGTTCTGGAAATGGTGCAGTTCTTGTTCCAGTAATATCTAATGGAGTCATAACAGAAGTAAAAGTAAATAATAGCGGATTTAATTATCTAGAGAAAGATACCACCATTACAGTAGACGAGGCAGGAGATGGAGGATTATTTAAATTTAATCCAAAGACCTGGACTGTAAACATTTTTGAAAGACTTTATGATAATAATCAAATATCAGATGACGACGGAGTTATATTCAATGGAAGCAACTCTTCATATGGACTGCAGTATACTCACGTATATTCTCCAAGAAAACTGAGAAGGTCTATTTTAGGAACCAAAATTGTAAACGGTGAAGAAACATTTGTAACTGACCTTAAACTTCAGAGTGGAAGAGAAGTAGTATCTGATACCCACTCTCCAATCATTGGATATGCATATGATGGAAACCCAATTTATGGACCATATGGATATAGCAGTATTACTGGCGGACTTCCAAAATTATTAAAGTCTGGATATGTTCTATCACCAAGTTCCGATAGACCAAATCCATTAGATTCTAATGGAAATGAAATTTATCCAGATGGATTTTTTGTTAATGACTATGTTTATGATGGTTCTGGAGATCTTGATGAGTACAATGGCAGATTCTGTAAAACTCCAGAATTTCCAAATGGCATTTATGCATACTTTACCACAATCAATACGACTGCGGTAGATTCCTCAGGTCCATTCCAAAATTATAGAAAACCAGAGTTTCCATATTTTATTGGCAATAGGTATAAGTCATCTCCTATTAAGTATAACTTTAATAATAAATCAAATCAAGATGAATTTGATTTAAATGCAACTAGTTTGTCAAGAAATACTACTCCATATGGAGTACTTCAAGATAATACTGAATATGATTTTGTCGTAGACTCTAATAAGATTCATAAACAAAATACTATTATTGAGTCTACAACAAAGGGTGGTGTTCAGTTTGTTGGTATCACCAGTGCAGGTTCACTTTATCGTGTAGGCGATGAAGTTGTATTTGATGACAGCGAAACTGATGGATTCGGTGCAAGTGCCAAAATTTCTAGAGTAGGTGGAAAAAGAGTTAATAACATTGGTGTTTCAAAAACCACTGTATCAAATATAGAGTTCTTTCCTTTGGAAGGAACATCTCAGTTTATTGGATTTGCAACTTCTCCACATAACTTAGTTAACTACGATAGAGTTTCCTTATCTGGCGTATCTACAGATGTAAATATTGATGGTAGATTTTTCTTAGTTGGAGTTTCAACTGAGAAGTTGAGCCTTGCTTTAGACGTTCAGAATGCCTCTACCACTGGCATCGTGACATATTTTAATGTAACTGGTGACCTTACATTTCCAAGAATTAGAGAGAATGATATCTTAGGAATTGGAACTGAAACAATTAAAGTTCTGAATGTAGATGAGTTATCATCTAGAATTCGTGTTGAAAGATCTCATAATGGAACAGTTAGTTCTGCACACACTGGATCTACAATCATAACGGAGAGACCAAGAAAGTTTGGTATCAACTTTACTAATATAAAACGATCTCCAAAGTATAATTATAGCAGAGAGTTGTATTTTGATCCAAGAGAAACTGTTGGATTAGGAACTATTGCTGGTGTTGGTATTGGATCAACTTTAATCTTCGCTAATCCTGGAGCAGGTATCTCAAATATTAATATTCCAACCAAAGCACTATATCTTCCAGATCATAGATTAAAAACTGGAGATACTCTGACTTATTTGAGTAACCAAGGAACTGCCCTTGGGGTATCTACTGATGGTATTAATACCTTTAGTCTTACAAATGGACAGACAGTATATGCAGGTAGAATATCTAATGATCTGATCGGAATTGCAACTGCTAAAATTGGTATCGGTTCAACTGGATCTTTCGTTGGTCTTAATAGTTCAGTCCATGTTAATACCTTGTTCTTTACTGGTATTGGAACTGGAGAAAAGCATAGTTTAAAAACAAATCCAGAAAATATCTTAACTGCTAATGTTGATAAAAACTCTGTAACTGTAACTGTAGGATCAACTCATGGTCTTCAGTTTAATGATGAAGTATTTTTGAGTGTTCGTCCAGGAATTACAACTACAATTTCTGTAGCATACAATGATTTTCATAGAAGACTTGTTATTGATCCTAGAAGTTTTACTGCCTCTGATGTAGATACTACAAACAATACTTTAACTATTCCAAATCACAATCTTACCAGAGGACAAAAGGTAATTCACACCGCTACAACTCCAGCAGCGGGTCTTTTGGATAATAAGATTTATTATGTATTTGTGGTGGATAGCAATAAGATTAAACTTTGTGAAACTACAACTGATATTGAAAGAGCATTTCCAATCGTAGTTGATATTAGTGGAACATCTTCTGGAACAATTTCAAAGGTAAATCCTCCACTAACCATAGAGAAAAATAAGACTGTAGAATTTGATCTTTCAGATTCTTCACTTTCATTCATAAACAATTCAATATCATATTCTGCATTTGATTTTGGAATATTTTCTGATAGAGAACTTAAAAATCAATTCTATTCTTCAACTGTTACAGATGAGTTTGAAGTCACCAAAACTGGTCCCGTAGGACTAAGTACTCTTGCAAAATTATCTCTTAAAGTTACTGATAATCTTCCAAATGTTTTATATTATGGAGCAGTTCCAATTAATTTGGATTTGAATACAAATGTCAAGAAAGAGATTTTTTCTGACTCGGAGAATATTAAAAATTACAATGAATTGGTTGTAATAGACAATGTTTTAAATGGTAGCAGTTTTGTAACTGGTATTGGAACTACCACATTCTCATTTAGTACTTTTGATGCTCCTGGTGAAGATGAATATGTTCCAGCTGATGGTGAATTGACATACACCACAGATTCTACTTCAGCATATGGAGAGATAGTTGGTATTACTATGCTTTCTCAAGGAAGAAACTATAATGTATTGCCCAAAATTTCAAATATTAAAACTGTAACTGGAAAAAATGCAATTCTTACTCCACAAGGATATAATATTGGTAAAATTAATAAAGTAGATATTCAAGATATTGGTTTTGAATATTCTACAGATAAAACTTTAAGACCACAAGCACAATTGCCACAAGTTCTTAAATTAAACACATTAAATTCATTTGATTCTATTGGGATATCTTCTATTGGACAAAATTATGTCTTTGCTCCAAATTTAGTTGTCATTGATAATGTAACAAAAAAAGTTGTTTCAGACATAGATTTAAACTACGAACTCGGAGATGACACGGTTACTATTTCGAGAAACACATTTTCACTCAATGACGTTACTCCAACTATTATTCCAATTGATAATACAAATGGAGTTTCAATTACAAACGTTGCATTTAACTCAGCAACCAAAGATGTTACTGTTTCTTTGGGTTCCAGTTATAGCAGTTTAGCAGACTTCCCATTTGTTGTTGGAGACACTATCTTAATTGAAAATGTTAGTGTTGGGATAGGGACTACTGCAAAAGGATATAACTCTTCCAGGTACAACTATAGTCTTTTTGAGGTTACTCAAACTGATCCAAATATTGGTGGCGGAAATGGTTCGGTTACATACAATCTTACAGAATATCTTGCCAGTGGAGAAATTCCAGGCACATATGATGCACTAAACTCCGTTGGCAAAATAATTCCATCAAAACACTTTCCAATATTTGATGTTTCGTTAAAGACAACTGATTTCAACAAAGGAGAAACTGTAGTTTCCCCATCTTCATCTGGAGTTGTTAATTCTTGGAATCCTAAGACAGGATTCCTCAAAGTTACTTCAACAAAACCATTTAAAGTAAGTGAGAATATTACAGGTTCTTCTTCAAAAACTGTAGCAAGAGTTACTGAAACAATTCTCTTTAATAATTTCTTTAAAATTGAAGAATCTTCGGTAGTTGAAAAGGGTTGGTTGACTGAGACAGGATTCCTGAACAATAACATTCAAAGATTGCATGACAATGATTACTATCAGTATTTCTCATATTCCATAAAATCTAAAGTTGAGTTGAATAAGTGGGATAACGCAGTAAGTTCTCTTAATCATACCGCAGGATTTAAGAAATTCTCGGACTTAGTTGTTGAATCTAAGGATTCTAATGACGTTGGAATTAGCACAAGTCAAGACGAAAGTGCAGTTATTGGAATTGCTGATTTTATATCAGAAATTGATTTACATTGTGTAAACGATTTTGACTTGGCAACAGAATTAACCTTAGAAGTTGATAATACAATTGCATCAAATGAAATTGTATTCAAAAGCAGTACACTTCAAGACTACATTGAGTCTGTTGGAAATCGTGTTTTGATGATTGACGACTTAAGTCCACAATTTAATGATAAACCAAGAGCAGAGAGATTCAATAGTGTTGATCTGTTTGATATTGATGACGCAAGAGGTAAGAAGTATTTTGCGTTAATTGATGATGTAAGATTTACGGATGAAAAACAACTTAGTATTGTTTCAGTCGTTCGCGACAACAACGGAATTGGATATATCAATGAATATGGTGACGTTCCAACTGTTACTGATAACCTTGGAAGTTTTGAATTTAATGTTCTAGGGTCTGAAGGTCAATTATTATTCTATCCAACCAAGTATCAGTTCAATGATTATAATGTAAGTTTACTTTCATACAATATTAACGATTCTACCGCAGGAATTGGTAGCACTGCCTTTGGTGATACTGTTAACGTTGCTAGTGCTACAACATCACTTGGTCTTGGTTCTACTACTTCAACTACAGTTGTTGGTATTGCTTCAACATATAGAGCATCTAAAGTATTAGTTCAATATTCTGCGACTGACAACTCATATTTTGAATTTGACGAACTAACAGTTATTCACAACGGAAGTGAAGTAGATCTTATTGAATATGGTCAGATAGTATCGGAAGCGGGTGCTGCTTCTCCAGGAATTGGAACTTATAGTGCATCTTTGTCTGGTTCAAGTGTTAATATTAATATCACTCCAAATGTAGCACTTGCGTCTACTTTCACAGTAAACACAATCAGAGTTTCTATTGCAGATACGTCTTCTGTGGGTGTTGGAACTTATACGATGAATACTGCACGATTGGACTCCACAATAACTTCTATTGCGTCTACATCCTCTCCAGTAGCAACTGCAGTTGCTCAGTATCCATCAGATGACTTTGATTGTGCCCACTATATCGTAACTGTTGAGGATAAAACCAATTCTCAATATCAAATTTGTGAAATTAATCTCGTTAGTGATTCTAGTGATGCATATATTTCGGAGTTCGGTAATTTAGAAACTAGTTCTAGTATTGGTTCTTTTGATGCTCAACTTTCTGGCGGAAATACTGAACTTACGTTCACTCCAATTGCATCTGCAAATGTTGAAGTTCGTGTTTTCCAAAACGCACTCCGTCTAGTAGATGCTGATAATACTAATACCAGTATTGATCTTACTAATGCATCAATCTTGACTGGAAGTGGAAATTATACTGGGACTGATAGTGACATTAAGAGAGCGTTTGAATTAACTCATACACAACTTCCAATTTTTGAAAGATACTTTGTGGGAAGTGCATCTACTGTAGTCGATACTACAAATAACTTGATCAAAATTCCTAATCACTTCTTTGTGACTGGTGAGGAATTGACTTATGGTCACGCTGGCACAGGAACCACTCAAGCAATTGGAATTGTTACTGCAACTATCCCTGGTGTTGGGTCTACGGATAAACTTCCAGAAAGTGTTTTTGCAATTAAAGTAGATGATATTTCAATTCAAGTTGCAGGTAGTGCAGAAGATGCTCTCAAGACCATAGCAGTTCCTTTAACACTTTCTTCTGTTGGAGTTGGAACTTCGCATTCCTTTGTGTCTAAGAAACAAAATTCTAGAGCAATGCTTTCTATTGATAATGTTATTCAATCTCCGATTGTCTCTACTGCAGTTACAACAACTTTATCTGAAGAATTTAAAGTAACTGAAAATACTTTGAGTGCAAGTGGTATAACATCAATCTTTGGTGGAGATTTACTTCAAATTGGCAATGAGATTGTAAAAGTTGAAGCAGTTGGAGTTGGAAGCACTAACGCCTTTAGAGTTAGAAGATCTTGGATGGGAACGGGTATCGCTACTCATCCAAACGGAGAACTTATAACCAAGGTTCAAGGTGATTATAATATTATTAAAAATAAAGTCAACTTTGTAACAGCACCATTTGGATTAACTCCAATCGGTACTACTACTGGAAGACCAGATGAAGTAGATTATGTTGGTATTTCAACCTTCTCTACGTTTACTGGAAGAACCTTTATGAGGTCTGGAATACCAGATACTACTGTAGAACCATATGCAAATAACTATGTCTTTGATGATGTATCATCACAATTTACTGGATTTAACACAGCGTTTAACTTGAAGTCAAATGGTTCAAACGTCTCTGGATTCTCCACAGACAATGCAATTATCTTAGTTAATCAAATATTCCAGGGACCACAATCAGAACATAAGACTGGGAACTACACTCTTGCAGAAACCTCTGGTATTACCAGTGCAAACTTCACTGGAACAATTTCTTCAATAACATCTGATGTTAGTGGTTCAAATGTTCCTATTGGAGGAGTTATTATTTCCGTTGGTTCTACTGAAGGATTTGGATATCAGCCACTGGTTTCTGCTGGAGGAACTGCTACCGTATCTGGTCTTGGAACTATTACCACTATCAGTATTGGAAATAGTGGTTCTGGATATAGAGCAGGAATTCAAACTGTTGTAAATGTTGGAGTTGCAACGTCTAGCACTGGAGTTCCTAATATTGAATTTATTGGTACTGCTGCTATTAGTGGTGGACATATTGTGAGTGTCGCTATCACTAACCCAGGAACTGGATATACATCCACAAATCCACCAGTTGTTATCTTTGATGATCCATTATCTTATTCCAATATTCCTCTTGTTTATAGTTCTTCCTCAACTTCTGGTTTAGGAAGTCAGGCAACTGCTAATATTGTAGTTGGACAGGGTTCCAGTGTCATTGAGTTCTCCATTGAAAATAGTGGTTATGCATACGGAGAAGGAGAAGTCCTAACAGTATCCATTGGTGGACCTACGGGAATTCCAACTAATCCCACATTATCGTTTGAAGAGTTCCAGATTAGTATTCAAAATACTTATTCTGATAGTTTCTCTGGATGGTCTGTTGGTAATTTGTTGATTATTGATAATATTGACAATTTATTTAATGGTTCAAGAAAGTCATTCCCAATTAAAGTTGAAGAGCAGCAAAAGACAATTAGATCTGCTGTTGGTTCTCTAATTGATGTTCAAGCAACGTTGCTTGTATTTGTCAATGACATTCTCCAAGTTCCTGGAAAGGGATATACTTTCGATGGTGGTAGTTTTATCAGTTTCGCAGAGGCACCAAAAGCAGGAGATACTTCAAAGATTCTCTTCTATCAAGGTTCTTCTTCCGTAGACGTTCTTGATGTTGATGTATTAGAGTCTATTAAGATAGGCGACACAGTTACATTAAATAGCGACGATTTTACTTTCCAACAGGATACCAGAATCGTTCATAATGTCAATTCCACTGATACCGTTGATACTAACTTGTATTCTGGTCCAGGAATTACAACAAATGATTCTTTTGTTAGACCAGTTAAATGGTGCAGACAAACTGAAGATAAATTTGTAAATGGTGAGTTTGTCGCGAAAGATAGAATTATCTACGAACCACTGATTCATCCAAATACAAGAATCATTCAGTCTGTTGGTGTTGGTTCTACATTCATCTTTGTTGAAAATGTAAGAACGTTCTTCGATAATGCAAAAGAGAATACAACCGACAACAAGCATATTAGAATAACATCTCAAGATGCTATTGTTGGTGCTTCTGCAACCGCAGTTGTATCTGGATTGGGAACTATTAGTTCTATTTCTATTACTGGAAGTGGAATTGGATATACGTTCACTCCTTCCATAACTATTGCAAATCCAGTTGGATTGGGAACAACGCAAAGAGCATCGGCAGATGTAACTATTTCTGGAGTTGGTACAGTTTCTGCAATAACTGTTTCTTCGCCAGGAACTGGATATACAACCACAAATCCACCAGTGGTCTTGATTGAAAAACCAAGAACTCCTGTCGAAGAAATCAAGACAGTAACCTATACGGGCGACTTTGGAATTATTTCGGGTGTTTCTACAACTTCTGTTGGTGTTGCTTCTACTGGTATTGTATTTGACCTTGTTATTCCAAGTGATTCTCCATTCAGAGATTCTACTATCGTTGGAACTGCAATTACAGTAAGTGGAATTCAAACTGGATACTACTTTGTCACATCTAAAACAAACCTTGGTTTTGGAGTAACATCCTTGAAACAAGATAACAGTGTTGTTGGTGTTGGTTCAACCTTCCTTGATAACATTTATGAAGTTGCTGCTGTTTCTATAGCACAAACTGCGGTTCAGGGCATCGGCATCACGTATGTCGCTCAAGTCACAGTTAGTGTTGAGAACTTTAATGGTCTTGTTGGAACAGGACATAGCAACTTCTTCGGTGAATATAGTTGGGGTAGGATTGCAATTCCAATAAGACCTGATGCAAATGTCTTTACGGCATACAATACTGGATTGGTTGGTGTTTCCACATCTCCAATCGTTGAGAGATTTGACCCCCTCAAGTATTCAAATTATAACTAATAAATAAATAAAAAAACTCGCAAAAATGTCTGCAATTATAACTGACCAGTTAAGGATTTTAAATGCGAAGAATTTTGTAGCAGCAGCGACCTCATCCACAAACTCTTATTATTCGTTTGTTGGATTGCCAAACGCTACCGATTATTCTTCAACTTGGAACAATAATCCTCCTGCTCCTAAGGACTCCTTTGAGCAGGAAAATGATTATTGGGATACGATGGTTGCTGTGAAGAAAATTGGTGGGAGTGATGTTAATCATGTAATTAGAAAAGTTACCTGGAAATCTGGTACTACTTATGATATGTATCGTCATGATATAAGCAGAACAAACACGTCAAAACCATCTGGTGCGACAAGTTTGTATTCTGCAAATTACTACGTTGTAAATGAAGATTTTAAAGTTTATATTTGTTTAGATAATGGAACAGATCCAGAAAATATAACTGGTAAACCATCTTTAGATCAACCAACATTTACTGACCTAGAACCAAGAACTGCTGGCGATAGTGGAGATGGATATATTTGGAAATATCTTTATACAATTAAACCAAGCGATATCGTAAAGTTTGACTCTACAAACTTTATGCCAGTTCCAAGAGATTGGGAGTCAAACACAACTGACGCAGCAGTTAGAAATAATGCAGCATCAAGTGGACAATTAAAGATTGTCACGGTTACCAATAGAGGTGCAGGTATCGGCACTGCAAACAGAACTTATACTGGAGTTCCAATTAAGGGAGATGGTTCTGGAGCAGAGGCAACTATCGTCATCAATAATGACTCAAAAGTAGAGTCTGTGACAGTTTCTAAGGGTGGATCAAATTATACTTTTGGAACAGTTGATCTTGTTGCAGGAAATGTTCCTACTGGAACCACTGCTCCAGTGTTTAATGTAATTATTCCCCCTCAAGGAGGACATGGAGCAGACATTTATAGAGAACTTGGGGCACATAATGTTCTGATTTATTCTAGAATTGAAAATGATTCTGAAAATCCAGACTTTATCACTGGAAACCAAATTGCTAGAGTTGGACTTATTGAAAATCCAGAGGCATTTAATTCCTCTGCGGTGTTGACCTTGGATAAGGGTAGTGCATCTTACGCATTGAAATTGGTAGGTGCTGGATATAGCACTGCAACGTTTACTCCTGACTCAGAAATTATTCAAACTGTCGGACTTGGTTCTACTTCTGTTGGTAGGGTAATTTCTTATGACCAGAATACTGGGGTATTGAAATTCTGGCAAGATAAAAGTCTTGCTGGTTTTAACACCGATGGTTCATTAAAAGCAAGTCCAAAATATGGATTCAACTTACATAGATTTACTGCAAACCCAGATTATGGAAATAGTGGTACTGTAAATATTGTTGGTGGAAGCGTAACTTTAGGTATTGATACCAACTTTACGGGTCTCTCTACCTCAATAAATAATAGGACGTATTACCTTGGGAACTCTTTTACCCAAGGGGTTGCTAATCCAGAAGTTAAAAAATATTCTGGAAATATAATCTATGTGGATAATAGACCTTCAATCACAAGGTCAACTAATCAAAAAGAAGATATCAAAGTCATTTTGCAATTCTAAGGAATCATGCCCCAGGAAACTAATCTCAATACCGCTCCATATTTTGACGATTTTGATCCTCAAAATAACTATTACAAGGTTTTATTCAAACCAGGATATCCTGTTCAGGCTAGAGAATTAACAACTCTTCAATCGATTTTACAAGATCAAATTGAAAAGTTTGGCAATCATGTCTTCAAAGAAGGAGATTCTGTAACGGGTGGTGGAGTTCGTTATAATAATTCTCTAAATTCTGTTCTTATTAACGAAGAATTTACGGGTATCAGTGTAACTAATTATATTGATGATTTAAATGGTAAGATAATAGTTGGTTCTATTTCTGGTATTAGAGCAAAAATTAAGGCACATTTAAACGTAAGTGCATTTCCTGGTAAACCATATACTTTATATGTAAATTATATCAGTTCTCCAGAAACTGGAGACAATGAAGCGTTTTTTGATGGAGAAACTCTAACCTTAGAAACTGGGTTTTCAAATAGTTTCGTTTCTTTTCAAGATGGAGAATCTTTCGCTACTGTTGTTGCACAAAATGCAACTTCGCAAAGTTCTGCAGCAACTTTATCTTCAGGAGTTTATTTTGTTAGAGGATATTTCATTGAAATTCCTGAGCAAACAATTATTTTAGACCCATATAGCAGATTCCCATCATATAGAGTTGGTTTAGAAATTTTTGAAGAGACTGTTACTTCTGACATAGCTCCCGATCTTAAAGATAACGCACAAGGATTTTCAAATTTCACTGCAACAGGCGCAGATAGATTAAAGATACGAGCATATTTAACAAAAAGACCAATAGATGGAGTTAAATATGAGAACTTTATCGAATTGATGGAAGTTTCTAATGGAGAAATTACTGCCATTAGAAAAGATACACAATACAATGAAATTGCAAAAGAATTTGCAAAGAGAACTTACGATGAGTCTGGCGATTACTATGTAAAAGAACCCACTCTTCAAGTAAAAGAAACTTTAAACAATTTAAAAGGAAATAGGGGAGTTTTTCTTGAAGATCAAGTAACATATAATGGGAGTGTGCCATCAGAAAGTTTGGGCACATATGTAATTAGTCCAACTAAAGCATATATTAGAGGATATGAGGTAGAAACAGTCAGTCCAACATATGTGGACTTTGAAAAACCAAGAACTACGAAAACTCTTGAAAATCAAAGCATTAATTATACTACTGGACCAACATATGCTCTTAACAGAGTAAGTGGTTCTCCAAGCATTGGTATTGCTACAAGTTATACCGTAAGTTTAAGAAATAATAGAATTGGTGCCACTAAAACTGCCGCTGCAGGTAAAGAAATTGGCGTAGCAAGAATTTATGACTTTGCGTTAGAATCTGGTTCTTATAGTGTCACCAACGCAGATGCAAATGTATGGGATGCTTCCTTATTTGACATTCAAACATATACATCAATTACATTAAATCAAAATGTTACGTTATCAACGCCAACGCACATTAAAGGAAAGGCAAGTGGTGCCACTGGATTCCTAAGATATGGTGTTACTAATGCAGGAATTATTACTGCATACAACGTAAGTGGCAGATTTTCTGTTGGAGAAGAATTTGAATTTGACACTGTAGCAAATACTAGAGTATCAACTGCGGTAACTGCACATAGCACAAAAGATGTTCAGTCAATCTTTGGTATCGTTGGTAGTGCATCTACTTTCAATGCTGACGTTATTCAGAGTCCTTTAACAAATCTTGGTCAAGTTAATATTACCGGAAGAAGTGGTGGTATTAGCACGGTAACTAATACAGATTTGTCTAAGTTCTTTATTGGTATTACTACCGTTGGAGACTTAGTATCATATTCTGTTCCAGGACTCACTGTTCCAACGTTCTCTAAAGTTGAGTCTGTTTCTCAACATAGTCTGACCTTAACTGGAATTACAAGTGTAACTGATATTTGTGATGGAGGTCTTCCAAGTTCCGATATCAATCCAAGTGATTTTACAATTTTATCTTCTAGTTTCCAAGATGGTTTAGATGAAACTTTATATACAATTCTTCCAAAACAAAAAATTGCTTCCGTTGATCTAACAGATTCCAATTTAACGATTAGAAAGCAATTTGACGTTGATATTGCTTCAAACTCTACTGGTGCAGTTTCTTCTGGTTCTGCTTTAGAGACCTTCTTACCTTTTGATGAGGAAAGATATGTTCTTATTAGAACTGATGGAACCACTGAGGCACTAAGTGCAGATAAGTTTGTATTTGGTTCTGGTGGAACAACTGTAACTATTAATGGTTTAGGTAGTAATAGTCCTGCAAGGTTGATCGCTACTTTAAGAAAGACAACTGTAACGTCTAAAATTAAGAATAGAAATAAGGTAAAAACGATTACCGTTACAAAATCAAAATTACAACAATCTGGTATTGGAGCAACTACCTCAAATGATGGATTAACTTATGGTACTGGATACGGTACTAGAGTTCAAGATGAAGAGATTTGTTTGCTTCTTCCAGATGTATTCAAAGTTCACGGAGTTTTTGAATCCTCAACCACTTCTGACGCAACTCTTCCAAAATTAACTTTAACCGCTATTTCTGGTCCTACAACTAAAACTGGGGATCTTTTAATAGGAGAAGAGTTTACAAGTGATAATAGTAAATTTGTTGGTGTTTATGTTGGGGCAGTTGATGATTTAAATGTAAATTATATTGCACTAAATGGTAAAAATTTAGTTGCAGGAGAAGTAATTACCTTTAAAAATTCTGGAATCACTGCACTTATCTCTGTAGTTGAAAAAGGTGATAATAATATTAGTTCTAACTTTACTTTCGATAATGGTCAAAGAGACACAATCTACGACTATTCAAGAATAGTTAGAAAACCAAATACTAAGGCTCCAGAGAAGAGACTTAAAATTGTTTACGAATATGCAGATTTCTCTGCCTCTGACACT